TACCGTATAATGAAGTTCTACTTTTGAAACTATTAAGATAGTAAGCAATAGTTTGATTCATTTCCATTTTGTTAGTACCTTTAATTTGATTTAACAAATCAAGTATCGGTATTTCTGTTTCTTGTGAGATTCTAAATAACACAACAGTAAAGTTATCTGCTATATTTTTTGAAGCACAAACTGATAAAAAATAACCATGCACAATGTCGTATGTGGTAGCATTAACATTTAAGTTAATTGCATAAAATGAATCAAAAAGTCTAACTGTTTGATCCAACTCTGTTCTAGTATCTAATATTCTTGGCATAGTATTATTTATTACTTAAATATTATGGATTTCTAAAACCTGCATTGTTAGGTCCACTTACTTGTGCAGGGCTAGCAGAAGCATTAACAGGAGCTCCCGCAGTTCCTAGATTAGTAGGAGTTGCACCAAATATAGGTGTAACAACATTTATGTTCCTATTCGGTGTTTGTTGTACTGCATTTGTAATGCCGGCTACTACTTCTGATTTCACAAGATTTTTAATAGGTGCATTCTTAAATGTATTATATGTTGTGCCTGCTTTTTGTATTGCACCTAATATATTACCATTAGCTATGTCTTCCATAGTTCCCCCAACACCGTCTACTAAACCGCCTTGACCTAATATAGTGCCATTTGCACCAGGTCTTGCTATAGGACTTACTGTTCTATCATAATTAGCATCAAGACCAAAACCAGTAACAATATTACTTGGTGTTCTGCCATCAATAGCACCTTCATTGTATACAACTGTTTCGTAATCTAAATTCATTTGCATTTCCATCACACCACCGTTTTCACTGTAGCTGTACGTATCATGGTCAAATTTAGTAATGATAGGATTAATTAATGTATATGCTACAAAATTATGTCTGCTAAAACCAAACACAGTAATATTTTTAAAGAAAGGTATCTTCTGACCACTAGGATTAGGTGTCTCACCTATATACCCCCAATCATCATTACCGGTAATAGAAGGTTGATAAGTTGTTCTATCATTATATGTGGCTAATGTGGCCCCGGGTGTTGTTGGCGCCCCACCACGTGCACCTGAAAATACAACTTTAGGTTTTGTTCCATCACTATAGTTGTAATTGTAATAAGCCTTCCACAAATTACGAATCATATTTCCATTATCATCATGGAATGCAATATTTACTGGATCATATTTAATTTTTGTTTGTATAATTCTTTTACGATTATACTGATTCATTTCCTGAGTAGCGAATGAGTAACCGGGAAGTTTAACTGTTTTGACTGCTAAACCAAAATTATTGCCAGTATTAACATTCTGTGAGTATGCTTCAGGATTTATTTCAAAATAGACATGAAAGAGAAATTTGAATTTAGGTGCATATTGATATGCATTGGGCCTAAATGTTTTACTAGCGTGTGTGTAATCACGAAGGAAATCGCTGCCAAAAAATGTTCCGGCAGCGTCCCTTAATAAGTTCTGAAAAAATCCAGACATTGGCTAGATTACCTTAATTCTAATTAAATAGAACTACCAATACCTGTAGCGATTGCTCCAATAGTTCTGCCAACACTTGCGCCAACACCAGATCCAATCGGTGATTGAATTGCGTTGTCATAACGTAAAGTCATTGCAATAGTTACTACTTCGTTTGTACCATAATTTAATGTATTATAGTTAGCTGTTTGTAAGAAGCAACCATATAGTTCCCATGTTTCTAACACGATAGGAGCGGCTGCACCGTTACCACCGTCTAAGATTTCAATGTTTGTTTGAAACTTATAATCTTGGCCAGTTGCGGCTGATGCTTGTTCAACAAAGTCCATTTGTTTCTGCAACTGTTGACCAACTAATCTGCTTACTGAGTTTGAAGCATCATCACGAACGTTGATGTTCATTGGGGCCCAAGTATGCTTACCAGCTAGATACATTGTTGAGTTGTATACTGGTAATGTGATTTCAGCAAATGATAAGTTAGGACGAGTGCAGTCAATAACTTGTTTTGTCAATTCAATACTTGATGCACTTGCGCCAAAGTTTAAAAAGTTCACTCTGAATCTAAATTGTAGTTTTGGCATTAACAAGCCCTGATTGCCACCGGCGTTATCAGATGCTACTGTCATGTTGAACAATGATTGTGAGGCTGTTGCCATATATGTTTCTCCTGTTATATATATTTATCTTTTTTTAAATTCCCCCTATTGCTAGGGGGATATTTAGATTACTGTGATAATTCACCTGTATTCAAAATTCGTACTGGGATATAGATGAATTCAGCTGCCTTAACTGGCTCAATTGCAACGTCAATCCAAAGTTCGTTTCTATCAATTCTAGCAGGTGTGTTGTTTGATTCATCACAAACTACTAGATAGTCATAGATACCGCGTTTAGCAACTAAATCAACCATCAATGTTTCTACAACACCAGAGATTTGATTACGTGTTAATGCGTCATTTGGTTCGAATACAAACGGTCTTGCTGCCAATGTTAATTGTCTACGTACAAAGTTAACTAGTCGTGAAACGTTAGTTCTGTTTAATGCAGAATTTGTTTCTTTACTACTCTTATTACCATAGTTCAATAAACCAACACCAGTAAAGAACACTAATGGGTTAATTAAGTTAACGTACAATACGTCACGAATACCAATTTGTGTCTTAGTTGTAATAAATTCACCAGTTAATGAATCTACATAACCGATTTGTGCGGCATTATCAATTGTACCACGACGAGTACCAGCTGCCGCTAACCATGGATAGCTGATTGTATCATTACGCAAGAATGTACGTAACATCATATGGCTTGGTGGGACAGCAACTAAATTACCTTGCAAATCATTTGCAAGACCACTTGGATAGAATAGACCCATGTACTCATTACGATTTACTAGACCTTCTTCACCTGTATTAGATGCACCTGCGGCATTAGTTGCCCATGCTTGAATTGCAGTTGCTTGAGGTGGTAGACGCATTGGTGTATCACCAATGATATAACCTGTATCTCCGCGAACCGCATTTAATGCAATCATGTTAGGTTGTAGTTCTGGATAATACGGTGTTGCCATCAAGTTGAAGTAATTATCTTCATCACGTATGTCAGCGTTTGTATCAATTACAGAACGTAATGCTTTTACAACCATATTACGTTGTGCTTGACGACCCATGAACGGAGCGCCATTTGTTTGATTACCACTAGCAGTTACCCATGTATAACTAAATTGAGGTAAATTATTAATGTTAGTTGGACTACCTGGATTGTATGCGCCTGCATTTGGGTAGTTAGAACTTGTAAAATAATTTGTTGTAAATTGCTTTACGTTATAACCTGAACGGCGTGTGTTGAATAACAACATACCATTTGGGTATACACTTGTACTAGGTGCATCCAAATCAACATAATTACTAGTTAACAAACTCTTAATTGTTGGGATAGGATCATCTACTGGATTAATAGCACCACTTGAACTCCAACGTGCATCTAAGAACGTAACACCTGAACTAGTAGTTTGGTCTGTGTTATCTAAACGCACCCACTGATTTATACCGCTAATTGATTGCCAACGATTGATCAATGGATAATTATCTAAATCACTAGTATCAATCCAGATATCACCATATGCTAAGGCTGTGCCATCACTTTGTGTTGTTGGCTCAGTTGGAGTAACTAATGGTCCATTTGGATCAGTTGTATTAGAACCAGAAGCAGAAGGGAAACCGTTGCTATCATAGTTTAAGTTACGATAACCATTCCATACACCATTATAATTAACCATGAAATCTACTTCATCAACAACATTGTAGAACCAATTTGTAGCATTAGTAGGCAACGCTACAGGTGCACCTTCATTTGCGGTGAATGTTAGTGGAACCCAATTACTGATAGCGGTAGATATTTTAGGTGAGCCAACACCAGAACCATATGCTACGGCCGTTACAGGGCCAGTTGCACCACCACCACTAATAGCGGTAACTGTTACAACTAAATCATTTGCAGGTGTAACACCACCTAGTGATGTACCTAAAAATGTAACTTGATCTCCGACTGCATAACCACTGCCACCATTAGCAATAGTTGGAGCTACATATTGATTTGTCCTTAATGTTATATTAATAGACAATGCACTAGGTCCTGATCCAGCAGAATCTGTTGCTTGAAAAGTAAAGGCTAGTATTGATCCGGACTTTACGTTTGGAGTATCATCTATTACAAAACCAGTTTGCTCTAAGATACCACTACTAGTGCCATTATTAGATACAGCAATGTTAGTATAATAATCATAAAGCCTTATATCACCACCTTCAGTGTGCGTGAGTTGTATAGCACCGTCAGTTGTTACTGCACATGTTGTGTATGGAATATTTGCGGCTTGCCAATACGATACAAAATCGTCTGGGCCATCACCATTTACAAATGGTCCAACTGTATAATTTGCACTTAACGATGTTGAATTAGGTATGCTTACACTAACTGTTAAGTTTGCGGCGGCTGCAAGACCAGTTAAGCTCCAATTAGTTTCTGTACCTGTTGCAACGGTTGGACCTGTTGCACTTCTTTCCCATAAGTATATAGGACCTTGATTATATCTAGTATATAGGTTAGTAGTAACTGGATCAAATGAATATTGTGCATACAATGTACCTGCTGGTATTGCCTGGCCACCAGTCGAATCTAATGTAGCATTAACAGCCCAATCAGATGTACTTTGGATTACATTTTGTGCAGACCAATTTCTTGTTACTGAATTATATTTAGATACTAATGGATCTAAACTGTTGTTTGAAGTACCAACTTTAACCCATACAGATCCTGTTGGGTAAGGTGTTGTTTGACTTGCTGTCCATAATGGCATCTGTGAAGATGAAGCAAACACTAATCCAGGTTGATAAAAAGTCATTGATGCTGTTGTAATACCGGTGCTAGGACTCACAATTCCTAATTCACCGAGTACGCTACCTGAAGATGCAAGAACTAGGTAGTTTTGATTTATCAAAGGGAATGAGAATAAAATTTGTAGTTTATCTGAACTATCTACTTGTGCGGATACATAACCCCAGTTTAGATCATTGATTGCAGTAGCTACATCTGCAACTGTGTCAGTGCTACTAACTGTAATTGTAGCAGTTACTGATG